ATAATCAAATAGATCGTTGAGGCCGAAGACGGTCACATCATGATAGCGCGCCTGCGAGACCATCAGCTTGAATGGATCGCCCATCTCACGCCGCACCTGGCATCGGAGACTGGCCGTCTTACAGGCCGATTCAAACTTTCCAATTGCCTCTTCAATGCGCTCCTTCGTGATGTCGCGCCGATGCTCTCGCAGTCTTCTCGCGTAGGCGTCACCGCCGATCGACACCGGACCGACGTTCGCCAACCGCTTCAGATCACTCACCGCCATCCCCGTCAATTCTGCGCGATGGCGTTGGGCCACGTCGATGGCGTGCCGAACCGCCGCATCCGTCGAGGGGGTGCCGCCAAGGCCGACAAGAATTCTCTTCATCATTTTTTTACCCTCCAGGCTGACTAATTCCGAATGGACTATGTGAACAAAATTGTTCACACGTAATTTTACAGTCTGCCGAATTAGCCCAACATGATCCCTCGGTAACGGAAAGCGCAAAATAAAAAACCGCCATCTCACAAACGCTAGGTGGCGGCCCGACCACTAGAAAACTCCTCCGGGCAACATGCCCGGACCCTTTTCAGAACACTGAATTGTAGGTTCATCGTACCAGAAATGATGCGCGCAATCAATCAAAGCAACAACCCAGATTAGGACGCTTAGCGCTCCTTCGACTCCGTCTTGGACAATGTCACCCGGATAGTCTCTTCAATAGGCGCGATGTGCTCGATCTGCTTCAGGGTGACGGCATCCACCTCGCCGGACTTCAGGCGCGCGTCTAACGCATACGGATCCACAGTACTGACGTCATCCCAGAGGCCCACTTGGTGGAGAATCCGTACCAAGTCCTCGCGTTCGGGATCGTTCTTGCCGGGAATCTTCCACTTCGTACCGAGCTTGACCTTGGCCTGGTGCTGACTGCCCTGGATGATCTCTAGGCCCTCGCGCTTAGCGAGCTCGATCAGGTCGGCTTCGACGTCCTCAATGCGGGCCTCAATCCCCTCCATCTGACCTTCGACGGAGTCCTTGATCTTCTGCCGCTCAGCTTTGAGCTTGGCCAGCTGGTTGACCAGCTTGACCCCGGAGTCCTTCTTGAACTCTTTCGGTGCCAGGGGCTTCACCTTGGTGGGGTGCTTCCAGAGCGGGCAGATGTCCTGGAACTCGCACCAGTCGCAGAGGGCGCTCTTGCGTGGCGGAAACTCTTTCGCCGACTCAATCTGGCGGATCAGCTCCACGGTGCTGAGCTGCAGCTCCTCGAGCTGCTGCTGATTCCGCTCGGAAAGGAGGGTCTTATCGAACGCCATATAGTGCCAGACGAGCCGGACCTGGGTCGCATCGCGGAACTCCTGCTGGACGCCGATTTGGTAGAGCGCTAGTTGCCGGTCCTGGTCCACATCGGGTTGACCAGGAAGGTGGCCGGAGGTCTTGTAGTCATGGATCTCGTACACGCCGTCCGCCTGCTGAGCCAGCCGGTCCATATAGCCCTTCAGGCGGTGATCACGCGGCAGGGTGACTATTACCTGCCGCTCAATGCCCAGGGTCCGCGTCTGGTCGAAGGGGTGGTAGCGCCGGTAGTAGTCGTTGATGCAGCGCTCGCCCACGCCGCGGTAGTGCTCGGGGGCATACTCCTTATGGACGATGATGATCTCGTCCGTCCACTCCTGCTCCCACCGCTGGCGGTAAAAGGCCAGGAGACCCTCGACGCTGTTGGGCTTGGTGTAGCTCAGATCGTGATAGAGCTTCTCCATTGTCTCATGGACCAGGCTGCCCATGAATGCCTCGACGGAGTCACGCCGGTCGCGGTCCAACTTGTCGATGTAAGTGTACTTGTACTTGAGGGGGCAATCTTCGAAGGCGGAGAGGCGGGAGTGAGAATACACAGGGGCCATGCGAAATCACTCCACCCCTAGAAATTCATTCAGTCTTACGGCGATCCGTTCTCTTCGTTTTTGCAGAAATGCTTTGTAGTTAGCGGCCTCCAGCAGCGGTGGGTCTGTTGGAATGGACTGCGCCTCGAAGGCTTCCGGTCCCGCCTTTGGGATGAGCGTGGGGAAATAGACCACTGGAGCTTTATCGCTGATCTGCCGATTGGTCTTGCCTGAGATAAAGCAAAGGTTCGCGATGTCGTCGGCCTCTCGACCGGAATACGCCTCCTTCAGGATAGCCTTTGGGAAGATGTGATGGAATTGTAGTCGGTGTTGTGCTCCGGAATGGTCTAGGGCAATCGCCAACTTTGATCGCCAGTCTTTCGCTCCTGAGGCTCTGAAGGCGAGGAACATCATCTTAAAAAGAGCGCTTCGCTGATTTCGTCCCTCGAGTTCATCTGCTGTGATGTTCAGCCGACCGACCTGTTGGCGCAAGCGGTCTATCAGCTCCTGCGCGCCACCGTCGGCTTTCAAGGTGGCGAGGTCTTGATCGAGGAGCGTCTCGCTCGACCCACGCGAGTAGCGGCCCTTCGCGTTTGCAACGAGTACCCAGTACCGCAGGCGCTGCGACTCCTCAGGCGATAATGAGTAGTCGCGCTTATGTCCGTGATAGGCAAGCGTGATCAGTAGGAACGGCGACGACAGCAGCGCTGGACTGTCAATGCCCGCGTTGTTCTTCAAGAAGTTCAACGCGAACTCCATCCCGCGGCAGCTCTCCTTCCACCCTGCCTGTAACGCCTCGAGCTGCAAGCCGCCGACGGTAAGAAAGCGCGACTGTCCGGTGGTAAAGACCACGAGGCTCTTGATGTACAACCCAAGGTCCAACTCGAAGCCGATCTTGCTGCATTGCTGCTGGAACGCCTCAAACGTTTTCAGTGAGTTGCGCCATTTGGCGGTGATCTGCGCGAGCGCCAAGTCAGAGCTGCGTAGCTTGGCGCCGAGCGAGTTCACGCGCACGAAGATCTCGGTGACCTCGTCATACGAGAGCTTCCGCTCAAGCACATCCATCCGGTAGACATACTTGCGGATGCCCCGCAGACGGGCCAACCGCTGGCTATACCGCTCATAGTTCGGATCATCAAAGCCGCTTACCCCGGCACGCCTCAGAAAGCTCGCATCGCTGTCGGTCTTGAATACCTCAGTCACCTTGACCCAGTGCGGCAGCTGTTCGAGCTTCCGCGTTGTCACCACAAAGGTCATGCGGTCGAAGCGCTTCTGCAGCTCGTCCTCGCTCGAATCTGCCTCGTCGTCGATCAGCTCGTCATCCTCATCTTCGTCATCGCCATCCTCGGTCACTTCAGTCACAACGGTGAGCTGGTCGGGGTGATCGAGGTTAAATAGTAGTTCGACGGGCTTCTTGCGGCCGCGCACCTTGACCACCTCGCCGCGGATCACTGCTGAAAGCGAGGTGAGGCGCTGCTGCCCGTCGAGCAGGAGCCGCGTGCTCTGGTAGGGATTCGTCTGCTGGGTGACCGCCATGTCCTGCAATGGCACCTCCTCGTCGGTCTCCCAGAGCAGGATCGCACCAGAGGGGTAGCCACGATAGAGCGAGTCGAGCAGGTCGCGCACGCGGGTCGAGCGCCAGACGTAGCGGCGCTGCATCTCCGGCAGGCGCAGTTCGCCGCGCTCGATCATGCCGACTAGTTCTTCAACGGTGGCTTCAGCTTTGGCCATGACTCAGTATTCCTTTCACAAGCCTAGACTCCGGCTGAGAACGGGAGACCGTGGATCGATTCCCATTCGGATCACCGGCAAGTGGTGGTGCGACAAGGCGGATCGAGGTACTGGCTGATCCCTAAGTTGGCAAATACTTGTCCCAGAGGTGACCGTCGCCTTGTCTAATTAAGCGGCCACTTTCCAAAGAATATGGTTCTTCTGAAAGCACTGCGACCATTCCTTCGCCTTCTTCAAATGACCCATAGCTTTTATCACGTTTTTCTGTAACACAATCTTGAGAACTCTGGAAAAAACCAACCAGAGCATTAGTTGGAATTTTAGTGCATTTCGCACTGCCCACTCATATTCCTTGCTGCCTTTTTTCCCTTCGTCCTTATAGCTACAAGCGAAGCCACCAAACCTACTAAAGCCGCTCAGCGTGGTCTGTGATGAGACTGGGTCCGAATGGGTAAATGAACTATATTCGTGGACGAGGATCTCATAATGAGACAATAGCCCAACTGCTTCGCAGCGCCTTCTCAATGACAAGCCAGACCAGTGTTTGGTGCTGCCCTGTTTGTAACGACGACGAAGACTTTCGCCTTCCTGAACTACTTCATGATACTTCTTCATTCGAACGCTGTCCGCATCCCTTGGGAAATCCGAGTGCTTTTTGATTGCAAGGAAGAGGTCAGCTCGATGAATCATCCAGAACATTACATAACGTCGAACCCTCGCGCGTGGGGCTTTAGAGATGTATAGAGCATCTACCAAACGCTCGAATAAACTTCTAACTAAGATGATTGCTGCCGCCAAGTGACCGACCCTGAATAATGGAAGAATAGCGTCGTACAATCTCAAGCTGTCTGCAAAGAGCAGAGTCATACATCGCTCATATGGACTATCTGATTTGACATAGATTTTTTCGTCGCGCAGCATATGATGCCCTTTGAGGTCAGCTTCGATCTCTCGCAATAAGCTGTGCGCCTCACGGTACAATCCTTGGTTGTACCTGGCTTGCTTTTCAGCATCGGCACGTGCGTCAGTCCACATTACATTCCTACTGTCGAGACTCTCAGCGGGACGCGTATCCGAAGGCGCGGGACAGTCGAACCTGTGTCCACTTTGAGTTGACTATCTAGCCGCTCTGAAATCGAGAAGATAGGACAGTGCGTTTTGTCGCCTGATTTCTTTGCTTTCCCTACGGTAGTCAAGCACTGGAGGAACTACCAGTGGGGCAGCCACGGCACAGCCTTTTACGAAAAGTTCGAACCAGGACAATCCGGTGAAGCAAGACAGGGCCAAGCCTGCGGAGGCTGCTTGCGACGCCCTCTTTACTGCTGTCTTGACGATTTCGCCGAACATCTTTTCCCAAATCCGTTTGCACTCTACCTGGAACTGTAATGCTTCGGGGATGACCTCCTGTGCGATGATCCTATCCAATTCATCTTTTAGCGACGGGTTCCAAGCTTCGGCCTGAAGGCGCGAGTCGATCTTCAGCAAATATGCCCTGAAATTGTTGTAGCTATCGCGGGTCGCATGACGGTATGAAATCACGTCCTTAAACGACGCCGCCTCAAGAAGATGATCCGGGACAATCGACTGAAACAGCCTGAATGAGATAAACGATAATCGGGCTGAACGCCCTGTTTCTTTTGCCGCTTCACGGTCAGCGATCCTCTGAGTTCGGAGCGCCACCAATCTCTCGAATGTCGGGTGTTCGGTGAAAGGTATCAGAGAATATTGATGGGCAAGGATACAACCCAGACTCACATGGACTGAAGCGCCAGTAAGAAGCTGCACAAACGTTTGTTCCAGACTGACCGCGCTCCTCGGATCAAAAGGTTTGACCGTGCATTTCTTGTATTTGGCTAAGTCGTAGGGCTTGCCGCCTAGATCGAGCTTCATCAAGGCATCGCTGATTTCTTGGCCTTTGCCTTCAACATAATCCGACTCGTCATGGATGAATAGATTTCGGAACTCCGAGTCTTGAAGACCCTGAAAGAACAACAATGAGAATTGCGGGTCTTCAAGATCAGCAGCAACCGATTGTTCAAGAATATCTCCGCCAAACCAGGCCGAAGCAGGGTCATGAACCAGCACTGGGACGCCCTCTCTTGCAAACCCGTAGGCGTACCTTCTCACTCGAGACGCCGAGCCAATACCGCCCCAATCACCAAAAAAGTAGCCTGGTCGATCATGAAAATGGAGATCATCAAATAGAAGCATGGCCCGTTTTATTGCGAGGGGAGAACAAATATCGTTCCCATAGAAAAGCACCCGCAATTTCTGTTTGAGTTTATCGTCCTGCGGATTTCCCGCGACCCCGTATCCGAACTTAATGCCGATAAGGGCCATCTGTGGATCGCGGATTCCAAGATGCTCCCGGGCGATGTCTGTGATGATTCCATCAACAAGACTTTCCGGGATAAGTTCTTTGAAAAGCGACTCGACTTCATTCCCTTGATCATTGACGAGACGTGCATGGTAGACAATCAGCAAGGTCTTCAGCGGACTTCCAAAGAACGCCCCGTTCGTCTGGAAGTGGCTCTCTTGCCCCCAGATTTCCGGCGTCGTCTGGACACTGGCCGGGATAATTGCAATGAGTATGTCCTTCTGATCAAATCCGGGGTATCGTAGCGAATCGCCGTTGGCCACCGGCTTCGTAGTGGTGAACAGCTCTAATCGCCACCGAATCGGCGAGTCAACCGATAGCCAGCCATCCATTGCGTTGTACCTTGACTGCTTAGGAGGGATGACGTTCTCGATCAGGTGCTTTGAAAACTGGGTAAGACTTTCGTCAAATAGTGTCCGAACGCCGCAGTGCCGGAACAATTCGTATTCATCCATCAACTTAGCGATGTTGCGGCACAGGTCGAGATAGCGACCAGGCTCAGGCAAGCCGTTATAGACTATCGGGATGATCCGTATGGTTGGGGGAGAAGAAGCTTTCTGTTTCACGGGATTTGGGAATCCCGGGGACACATTACCTAACCCGGCTGTTTTCATGGATGTCAGCGGAATTCTCGGCTGTTTCTCCGGAGCGCGATCATTGCAATCTCACTCCCTTGCCACCACGGTGCTATATAGCCCGTAGTGGGCCAGACCCTCGTGGCTATCGATTCCCGTGTAGCGAAGCGAGGCGTCTTCGTAACGTCGGAAGTAGAAAACAGCTTGATCCATCTGCTCGGTATTGAAAACCTTTAACTGTACGAGCAGGTGGAAATCCTTCACCGTCAGACCGGTAACAGCGAGAAACAGGTCCGGCTCGAGCCTCGTAATGACATCCTGGAGCGTGTTCTCGCGGAAATCGGTCAGGTACATAAACGCGGGGATACGAGTGGCGAACTTGATCAGCTTCTCCTGGACGAGCTTCCGCTTGGACTTGTATTCCTTCTCCTCCTCAGTGAGCTGCTTCTTCTCTTTCGCTGTCAGGTCGCCGTCCTTGGCTTTTTTCTTGAGTTCCTTAACCTTGTCGCTCTTGTTGATGATGGTCTCGATAATGTTGTCACCAAGCGCGCGCCAGCCTTCAATGCGCTCCACTGCAGCCATTGCTTCGGGATTTTCCAAGATGCGGCGCAGGGTGTCGTTGTCAACGTTCACGAGCAGCGCGGACTCCCATTTTCGAGCTAGGAGCGTGGCTGAAGTGCCGGCCATCGCGATATCGAGAATCCCGCCTGCGTCAATTTGCGTCATATTGGCGCCGTCATAGGCAAGCACGGGCAGGAAGGACACCAGATCCTTGACGGCATTCTCAGGGTTCGACTCGCTTGGTGAAAGTCGAATCCCGTACTCGGACAGCTGGCGCAGCGCACGGGTAGGTGCGAAGTCGAATACGAAGCAGACGGGCTTGAGGATCTCCTCTTCATTTGGGTTGTCACCGTTGGGGTTCTTGATGGACCACGGTGACTGCACCCGGAACGCGGCCTGGAAGTAGGTTTCGGGCGACTTTAGGTTTCGAAGCATCAGGATCGAGGACCATTGCGGTACAGTCACGCCGGTCGTGAGCTTGCCACACGAAAGCGTGATCGTCTTCGTCTCGAATCCGCTGCCGATAGCTGAACGCACGGGCGGCAACGCATCGACCCCGATGCCCGCCGATGCACCGGCCGCGACAACCACCTTATAGTCGCGCCAGAACGAGTTGTGCTTCTCAGCCAGCAAGTTCGCCATCGCGCGACACGCGGCAACGTTTGGCAAGAACCAAAATGAGTGCTGAAGGTACGGCAACAGGCGGACATCCGAGTATGGAAACGGCGGCCGCGTTCCGGTCTTGAGACTCTCGATCGCTTGCGGTGTGTACGAGCCCCGGATGATGTCCAACCACTTTTGCACATCGTCCTTGTGCTTGAACTGCGCATCCTTGCCTTTGCCAGAGGCCGCGAAGAACTCGTTAAGGTCGAACTCATCGAACTCCCCAGCATTCGCAATCGCTAGGAGCTCGTCCGGCATTTGATAGGTCAGCAGCCGCATCTGTGGTAGCGCGCCATAGGGATTCCATTTGCCAGGATTCCTAGCGGCGAACTCTTCTTTGGTGCGCTGCTCGTCGGTATACGTCCAGTTGAAGATCTGCTCCTCGATAAACTCGCCCGTAGCCAGCGCCTTGAATGGCGTGCCGGACAGGTAGAGATACGCCTTGGTCGTGATTGGAAGGAACTCTGCCTCCTTCTCCGAGAGCACGCCCAGGTCTTCGTTTACCACCTCCAGGCCGGCGGCGTATTCAAGCCCGCTCTCTTTCTTGGCGACCGCCTCCTCCTCCCCTTCAAACAGCTCTTTCGCGGTCTCCCGCCACGCGCCGAAGTGGTATTCGTCAAAGACCACGAGATCCCAGTTCACCTTATGGATCCATTCGTTCTTGGGCTTAATATTCCCCGACTCATCACGGCCGAGGAGGTCCTGAAAAGAGCCGAAATAGACCACCGGCTTCTTGCGGTCAATCTTGGTGGGATCCTTTTCGGAGTGGCGGGATAGATACTGCCAGCCGTCGAAATCCACATGAGACTCGAGGTCTGTCTGCCACGCATCCTCCACGGCGGGCTTGAAGGTCACCACAAGCACCCGCTTGGCCCCGAGCTTTTTGGCCAACTGGTAGGTTGTGAAGGTCTTGCCGAAGCGCATCTTCGCGTTCCAGAGGAAGCGAGGAACGGCGTGCATATTCTCCTTCCAAATCGAGTGGAAGTAGGCGTGCGTCTTGTTTACGGCCTCGGCTTGTTCCCAACGCATAGGGAACGTCTCGTGATGGGTGCCGGTGAAGTGCTGGCCCGTTCGAAGTTCCGTGAGCACGGTCCGGACATCGGCCACTGAGCACTGCATCCATTCCAACTTACCATTCGCGAATCCCTTCTTCCCGAGCGCAACGCGGACTTGGTGATCGGAGAAAACAGCGCCGCCGTCACATTCGGCGGATTCGTCCAACTCAATCGTGTAGTTGCTGATGGCGGGGGTCTTGAGCTGTTCGGCGATGCGTTGCTTCACGTCGCGCGTCGTCTGCCCAATCTTAAGGAGTCCCTTGTGAGCCTTGTCGTCAATCGAGTAGGCGTAGATGCGCGGGCGCGCCAACGGTTTAGGAGCAAGGATCTCCTCGATGGTCTTACTCATCGTCCTCCTTGCCGAGGCTCATCGCCCGCACCTGAGACTCGATGTACGCCTGTTCCTCCGATATGATGCCGTACTTCTTGTAGAGGGCTTTGTCTGTCCACGGACAATCCCACGGCTGCAAAGGAACCCATGTATATGTCGAGTGCGTCGCATCTTGCGTGATCTTGCGGAGGGACACGAGAAATCGAAAGAAACGTGTCGTGTAGTACGCCTGCAGGCTCTTGGCCTCATCGTCGGAGTTGACGTAGAAGAAGAGGAAGGATTGGGTGCACACCGACGGAGATGGAGCAATCAACGGCTTGCCCACGATCTGGTGCGGCACGCCATCGCCCCCATTGAAGGCCTTGGGCACGAGAACCTTCCAGGTATCAATGAGGTGTGCGCTCTTGGTCACCTCTTTGCGTGCGATGTGGCCCACGTTGCGCTTCATCGCGCGGATGTAATAGACGGGCAGGTCACCCGTCCGCTTCGTCTCGTGGAAACCGTCGAAGTTTGAAGTCCAGCCGAACTCCTTGTCTCGTGCGAGAATCGTGTTGATTGATGGCTCTCCGCGTTTGAGCACCTTGTGCAGAATCGATATCGCACGCGCATCGCGGACGAACACATCGTATTCGCCAAGATTCCGAGGCACTGGTCCTAACACCTCGCCACTGCGGACCGTCGTCACTTTGCAGTCGCCGTCATGAGACGCATCCCAAAGGAAGTAGCAGACGCCGGCTTTAACCTCGACACCAGGAAAGACGTCGTTCGCGGCTGGGTAGTCCACCAACTCACGCAACCGCCGGTCACTAAGCATCGACTGACGAAATTCAGTAAGCCCAAGACCTGACGCCATCCACCGCGACGGAATGACCATTGTGAGGTATCGGGGCTCCAGCCGCTTCGCTTGCTCGACGAAGTGCTGGTAGATAGGCACGTCGCGCGTGCCGCCATCGGAGCCCAGTTGATACGGCGGATTTCCGATGATCACGTCGAATTGCATGTCTCCTCCGAACAACTTGGTGATATGTGTGGTGATGTCGTCGCTATGGATGAACGCATAGGCGTGCGACTCACGCTCCGTGCCCCGTTCATAGGTCGCCTTGCTCGCACCACAATACGTGCAGCTGCCGTGTGCCCACGTGTGCTCAGTCCGCTCGAACCAGATATTTCCATCGTCACTCTTGAACCTCTTCGCAATTGAGTGACTCCCCTTCGCGTGCTTGGAACAATACACGCTCCGGCGCGCAAGAAGGCTGGTGAGATTGGTGATGCCGATGCCAAACACTTGCTTGGTCAGGATGTGATTGACGCGATCTTCTAGATTCGGAATCCCATCTGCCAAGCCTTTCGTGAGGCGACTGGTGATCTCACGCAGGAACACGCCCGACTTGGTGCACGGGTCAAGGAACCTCACCGAACTGTCCGACCAGATGTTCGCACCGTCGTTCTTGGCCGCCCACGCCTCAGCGAGGGTGTCCAGCATCCTGTTGGCAAACTCGGGCGGCGTGAACACCTCATCGTTCGAGAGGTTCGCAATGCACGTCAACACATCTGGATTGCGACCGCGCAGCGAGAAGGCCACCTGGTTGTTCAGACCGATTCCTTCGGCGCATCGCTGACTTCCGCGCCCGCAAGCTCGCTCACCGTCATCGGCGGGTATGTCCTAGCCGGCGTGAAGATCTCGTGCCTGCCGAGGTGGGCAAAGAGCGTGCCCTCCTCAGTAAAGGCCGACATTTGGGTGAGGACGTCCAATCGAAAATCTCGACGCTGAAACTTCCCCTTACCGAGGTAGCCCCATTCGGCGAAGGTAATCGCCTGGCCACCGCTGGTGCGCATCATCAAGGCATCACCATGCACGAGGTTCTGCGACAGCACGTAGGAAGCGGCTCGATAAAGGTCATCCGACTCTTCCAGATTCAGGTAGTCGGCAAGAATCTCCACCATATTCGAGCGGCAATTAGCGATGTTGTCCGCCAAGAGTTCGATCCCGTAAGTGCACATCAGAGCGAGAAGGGCGTAATGGCGCTTTTCAAAGTCAGACTTCCCGAACTTGAGTTCGACAGCGGCGAGCTTGCGCTTCAGGATCTGAATAAGGAAGTTCCCGCTTCCGCACGCCGGCTCTAAGAAGCGGGAATCAATCCGCTCGGTCTCGCCCTTGACGAGATCGAGCATCGCTTCGACCATCCACTGCGGTGTGAACACCTCCCCGTGGTCTGCTACACGTTGTTTTGACTTGATCAGGCTCATGTAAATGGGGGACGGTTCTATTTCGTGGACGCCATGGTGAAATTAGGACCACACATTTTGACGTACTTTCGACACGTATCGACTTCGTTGGACATATCGTCAACGTTTCTTTCTTCGGTGGTCACCGTTGGTCCGTGTCTCAATCCATCTTTCAAACTGATCCTTTCGAACACGCCACACGCCACCCACTTTGAATGCGGGAATCTTGCCCTCTCTGGCTAACCGTGTGACGGTGAACGGGTGAAGTTTCAGGATTTTGGCGACTTCGCCTGGTGTGAAAGTCTCGATTGTTTTCATGTGTAGAGCACCTCCGGTAGGCTCACAGATTATAACAACGCAAACAGGAAAAGGACAGCATTTTCCTGTTTGCGTTGGGGTTGCGGAGGTATGTTGAACCCGATCAGGTGCTGCTTTTTGCCCGTACGGCCTGCGCGCTCTTGCTGTTTCCGCTGAGCCAGGCTTCGTAGCGAACCTTGGAACGCTTCGCCCACGTCTCCTGGTGCTGCTTGAACAACTCCGCGTCGCCTCGCTCGAGCAACGCCACCAGCTCGTCTCGCTTGGCATCGGCCATGTACTTGGCTGCCGGCCACGTCTCCTTCACCCGCGCTTTCAGCGCTCCGAGCGATACCCGTTCTCGTGCCTCAGGACCTTCTGGTGCCTTGGCGGGTGCCTCTGGGGCGCGCTCAGGCGCCGTCTCCGTTGGTGGGGCTGTCTTGACTTCAGCCGGCTGCTTCCGGCCTTTCTTGGCTGCTGCCACGCCCTCACGCATGGCCCGTTTCTTTGCCAGGTGCTCCTGGTTCTTCTTGCGCAGTTCCTTCCGTTGCTCTGGAGTCATTGTTTCTCCCTTATTGGTTGATGGTTCCGCCATGATGCCACGCCGCGTTCGATGCCACGCCTTCGTCTCCCAGTGATTGATGGCGCCTCCGAGCCGCCTCACCTCCTTCCTCCAGGTATCGTCATGCCCATGTCCCGTCAAAATGTGCGCCAGCTCATGCCACATGAGCTTGGACGGCCGGTCCGTGCCCCGCACGTAGAGCCGCTTGGCTGAGCGAACACAGATCCAGCCTCTATTGGGCTCCTTCGTGTGCGCGTGCGCCTTGGCCCGGAAACTTGATCCATCGCCGCGGTCGATGCAGCCGCCGACGAAGACCCCTCTGAACTCCGGGTACTGCTGAAATGCCGGGTACTCAACGCGGGGCATGCCGTGGCCTCCGCATCCACTTCGCCTTCCGCGGCAGCTCGAACTGCCGACGGAGTACGTCGTTGAAGCTCTGCCCGGGTCCTCGCCGGCGTGACAGCATCCGGTAGACGTCGTCATCGACCCGGATCACCACGCTCTCCGGAGACTCCTGTACGGCTCTGATCGTCATAACCGTCTCTCTGCTGCTTCCAGGCAGCCCGCGTCCTACTCGGCCTCGATGTATTCCTGGCAAATCCCCAATGCCTCGTCGTAGGACGTCGCCTTGAACACCCGCTGCGTCATCTCTTTGGCCTGGTCCGGTAGCCCGGCCTGCTCCAGCGCCTGCTTGCACCGGCCGACGACCGCGAAGATGTTGCCGTCGGTTCCGACGAGCTTCACCCGTGGTTTGTCCTGCATTGTTCCGTCTCCTGTCTGGCCTGCCTCATCAGCGGACCGGTGGCCACTCCGGCCCGGACCCGGGTTTGCACCCGGGTTTCGGCTCACTTCACGAGGGTGACTGCCGCGTCCCAGGCCCGCGCTTTGATCGTGGCACCGTAGCCGAACCAGGCGCTCTCCAGGCGGCTGCTGGTCTGCTCCTGTTCCGTCTTGCCGCGGCCTGGCCGCTGATGGTCGACGTACTCCACCACTCCGTTAAGCGCCGCCCAGGCCGTGCCCCGGATCCCCGGCAGGTCGTTGCCTTGGCCGTGCTCGACCAGGTGCAGCACATCCTTCCGGACGTTTAGGATCCGCGTGCTGGGCTGCTGCTCCTTGGTGGGGAAGACCGCCGCGACGTACTGCTCTAGCTCCTTTGCCTTGAGCGCTCGGCTGGCCAGCGCCTCGGTGAGCTGGGCCAGGTCGTCGTAGAACTTGACCGCCAGCCCCAGGGCCCGCTGGGCTTCGCTCACCTTGTGCTTGATCTCTCCGCTGTGCTGAATCCGGATACCGGACCGGAGTTCCGGCCTCCGTGAGAGCGCCGCGTTGAGCGTGTTCTGGCAGACCACCCGGATCGGCGTGAAGAACATCCGCAGGCTGCTCCACCCGTTGTGGCTGTTGGACAGGAGCAGGAACCGCTCCGTGCGGTCCTCCGTCCCTTGACGTTTGATCACGATGTCCTCGGGCAGCTTTGCCAGGATCCACACCCGTTCCCCTTCGCCCAAGGCGCCGGCCGTGTGGTAGATCGCCTGGCCCTGGCCGACCACCGCGTCGAAGAAACTGAACGCCTCCCGATTCTGGATGGGCTGGTACCGGTTGCCCACAACCCCCAGCACGTGGCCGGTGTCCTGCCGGACGTTGGCCACGTGATCCTCGATCTCCACCGTGCGGGCGGTTTTCCAGTCCTCGCCCACCTTGGTGTAGAGCGGCTGCTGGACGACATTCCAATCGAGCCCGGCCGCCGCGATCGCTTCGGCTGCGGTCGCCGGAGCCTCTAGCTCCGTACCCAGCCCATGCCAGGGCCGCTCCCCGACGTAGAACATCTCCGGCCGTCCGCTGGCCTCGCTGATGTTGTGCCCCATGACTGCTGTCTCCTTCTGCTGTGCGCTACCGCGCCGCCTCGAACAACCGATTGATCTGCCGCTCGATCAGCACCACGCTGATCGCCATGGCGCGCGCCGCGTCTGCGTTCTCGTCCTTGATCGCCTGGTCGAGCCACTCCTGCATCGTGCTCTTGGACCGCTCCAGCGCCTCGGCGTTGGCCGCATCGAGCCCGGCCTGTCCTCGAAGCTGCCCCTCCGTCATCGCCATGTTCTCAGTCCTCCACCGCATCCAGGTCCATGAGGTACCGCCGGCCGCAGGCGTACCCGATCACCACGTCCAGCTTCAGTCCGAGCCCCTCCGCGCGGTCCAATAGCGCCTGTTGGTCTGAAGTCAGCGGGAAGGTGAAGCGCGCCTTGAAGTCCTCCACCGTCATCCGGTAGGCCCGCTCGTCGATCTGCCGGCTCATCAGGCGACTCCCCAGAGCTGCCGCGCCTGTGGGAATCCGATCCACTTGCCGTCCTTGCCCAGGCCCCGGCTAGCCAATTCGATCCGGACGAGCTCTGTCGGATCCACCTGGCCGCTGACGATCTCCAATAGGACGTCCGTGTCGATGCCCTGAAAGATCGCGTACCGCTCAATCGCGGCGTCCTCGTTGTTCAGAAGCCGCCGCCCGATCTCGCTGATGCCCTTGTGCTGTGTCATCGCGCTCTCGCCTCCCGCTTACTCGCGCCCTTCAAGCTCGAACAGTGCTCGCTCGAGCTGTTCCTCGACCTCGCCCCGTGTCGCATCCGTATGTGCATCCGGGTCCACCGATGCCCCGATCTGCTCGAGGAGCCACCGCAGCTCCCGCGCTGTCAGCGTCACCTGAGCTCTCCGTTCCTCTGCCATCGTCTGCCTCCGCGTTGCCGTGCGGCTCCGTGCCATCGTGCGGGACAGAGGAGGCCGGAACCGGCCGTAGGAGTCAAGGCAAATGGGACCGCCGCTCATCGCGTCCGACCCCATGAGACCTTGCCGCTGGCTCTTAAGCTCAGGTGGGCTCCGTCGCAGAGGATCAGATGATCCAGGAGCTCGATACCGAGCAGCTTCCCAGCCTCGATCAGTCGTCGCGTGAGGTCCACGTCGTGCTCGGATGGCTCCAGCTCGCCGCTTGGGTGGTTGTGCGCGAGAATCACCGCGCTGGCGTTAGCTAGGATCGCCGGCTTGAACACCTCGCGGGGGTGCACAAGCGAGGCGCTGACCGTCCCGATCGAGACGGTGTTGAGGCCGATGACCTTGTTGCGCGCATCGAGCAGGACGGCCACGCAGTGCTCCCGATCCGCGCCCTTCAGATAGGCCGCGACCACCGCGGCCGCATCCTCAGCGCTGGCCACCGGACGCCGCGCCGCTTTCAGCGCGCCCTCCCGTACCAGCTGCACTTTCCAGATGGGGACCTCCGCCTCGCTCATCGCCGCGCCTCCGGGGTGATCTTGATGTCATCCAAGGTCACCACGAACGATCGCTGATCCATCCACGCCCCGTTGCTGGTCGCCGCCCAGCCGGTCGCGTCGTTGTAGGCGGTTACTTTCCTTGACCCCACGAACGTCTCCAGGTAGGCCCGGCTCTCCCGAATGGCTCGGTGGACCTCCTCGAGCCGCTGCTGCTGTTTCTCCGCGCTCATCCTCGCCTCCGCTGTGGTCGTCCGCTCCCCGTGTCCGTCGTGCGGGCAGGAGGAGGCCAGAATCGGCAGGAGAGAGCAAGGCAAATCGGGCGAAAAAATGACCCCCGGCGGTGAGTCCGAGGGTCGTGGCGCGGCCGTGCCCACCGACGAATGGCGTCAGGAGACGGGCGGCTTCGCCTCTGCGACCGGTTTGACCTTGTTGAGCTCGACGTTGACGGCGCCGAAGAATCCGGCCAGCCCGACCACGACCAGGGCGTAGTTGGCGTGCCCGGTCAGCCACTCCTGAAAACCGGGGATCGTCGGCACGGCCGCCAACGTCGCCAGTCCGAATGAGACCGTGATCTTCCACGCGCGCTGCGCGCCGGTGTCCTGCTTGCCGAGCAGCGTGAAGAGTCCGGTCGAGAAGTTCGAGAGTGTTTGCATCAGCCCTTCCAGGACCGGCACCCGGTCGCCCAACGCGCCGGTGAACGGCCGCACGCTCGGCGGCAGCCCCTGCCGGATCCGGGCCCCGCGCCGCTCCGTGTACCAGGCGCCCAGGATGGCCGCGACGAAGGGATACGCCACGTTGCCATAGGGCAGGCTCTTGATCGGCTCCGCGTCCTGCTTCGCCTGATCCGCGGGGCTGATTTCGTGTCCCTGAAGCGGAGTCCCCTTTCCAGTCTTGTAGTCCTCGACCGGCTTGCAGCCGGCCAGCACCAGCAGCAGCGCGCACGCTGCGACGACCCCAACTCGTTTCATCCGTCACCCCTTGGTTGCGCCGCCTAGCGGCCCAGATACGCCACCACCACTCCCACCAACAGCGAGCTCATGACCGTGATCACGATGGAAACCGCCCAGCTCGGCCGGCCGGAGATCCGCTTCCACACCTCGTGGCGGAATTCGTCGAAGCGCTTGATGAGATCGGTGGTGCTCGTCGCAATCGCCACCAGTTGCTCCTTGATCCCCGGGTCCCCGTTCCCATACAGCGTCCGCTCGATGCGGGCCATCGCTGCCTCGAGGTGCTCGATCCGCTGCTCAAGCTCGCGCATGCGATTCCTCCGATTTGCGCCGGTCGATCGCGTAGGCGACCAGGAAACCGTGCAGACCGAACACGACAGTTTCAGTCCATTTATGAGTCCACCAGTCGACCGCCGCGGAGAGCGCCAGAAGGCCAACCAGCGTGGCGGCCGTGAGGATTGGCCACAGCAGTGCCTGCCAGCGGAACCGCGGCTTGAGTCCGGTCGTCATCCAGCGGACCAGCAGCCAGGGCGTCATGCCATACGTGGCGCCGACTGCGGTGATCACGAGCCAGCTCTGGCGATCCGGCGAGTACGGCAGGCTGAAGGCCATCGTCGTCGCCACCGCATAGCCCACGCAGCGCTGACGCTTAATCCCATAGGCCAGCGCCAAGAGGCCGCCCGTGATCGGCAGCGCATAGCGGCGAAGCCACTTAAACGACCATCCGCCCAGCGCGCCGAGGAAGGCCGCCAGTGGCGGAAACGTCCAGTGCAAGTCGCGCAGCTTCGCGCTCATGTGATGTCCATGACCGGCGCGTTCGCGACCGCGTCGTCCTGCGCCTGCTTGATGCGCTGCTGGAGCTCATCGAGCACAACCTCGTTCTTGAGCATGTTGATCAGCCAGCGCCGGATGAACTGCGCTTTCGTCTCCGGATTCGGAATGGTTTTGGTCGGATCCATCGGATCCTGGATCGTGTCCCGATAGCCCTGCCGCCGCGCCACGGCCTCCGCCAGCCGTGTGAGCTGCGCGTCATTGACGGTCAATACGATCTGCGCCATGGATCCTCCCGTTAGGTATCGCGGTACTCGATGACGATCAGGACGGCCTTCGACTGTTGGCCGATTTGTGTGCCGTTGCCCGGGGCCGCGTAGATACCGGCGTTGCCGGCGATGCCTTGGACCTTGAACGTAATCGAGGAGGTGGTCCCGGGTGAGTCCCGGTAGATGAGGCAGCAGGGCGCCATGGACGACCGGCCCTCAGCGCCCCCTTCGTCATAGACCTTCTTGTCCAGCTCGCTGCCATCGCGCAGCAGCCGGAAGCCGTGCTCGCCGCTTGAGCCGCAGCCGGCCCCTTGGCACGCCGTACCGATCGTGGCGATGACGAAGAATTTGCTCGTGGTGGCTTGCGGCGTAACCCCCAGCGAGAGGCCCCCGATGTCCGTCCAGCCGGTCCCGATGTTCGTGGGGCTTGAGGTCTCCGCCTGGTAGATGTTGACGAGCTTGAGGACCGCCGCCGCGATCTTACTGAGCGTCACGACGCTATCTTTGAGGGTGCCGTCATCGTTGAGCGACTGGGCGAGCCGCGTTTTCACGTCCGTGGCCGTGCCGCGCGGGTTCGTCCCCAGCTCCGTCTCGATCGCGGTGATCTCGGCGTTCGGATCGTTCTGGTGCGAGGCCAGGACGTCATCAACGCCGTCGACGAGCGTCGTGAAGGTCTTGATGGCGCTGGGATAGGACGCGGGCATGGGTTACCTCGCCGCTTCGAGCTGTTCCACTTGAAACTCCAACAGACCGACGGACTCCGCGATCGACGGCGCCTCTTGGCTCAGGTCCATGTCCGTCAGCACGCCGTTGTCATCCAGCGTGTAAGTCGCCACCCCAAGCTGATAGCCGAACTCGCCGCCGTACTTCTTGCCGGCCGCCCCGTACTTGAACGTGCCGTACTTGTTGACGAACACCCCTGACGTCACCGCGATCTGCCCGATGGGTGTCGCCACCTCCAGCCGGTTGCGGCGAAGTGCGACCGACAGCGTTGAGCGGCGCACGGGGATCGCTTTCTCCGCCAGCAGCGCGTTGAGGTAGCTGTTGCCGGTTGGATTCGTCGTGATCGACGGGTTCGTGATGATCTCCTCGCGCAGCCCCCATGAGCTCTGCGAGCCGGTATCCTCCCGGGTCGTGCTGAAGGCCGGGCTGCCGCCGCCCTTGAGATAGAGCCGGTTCTTGACCCGGCTGTAATCGATGAAATCCTCAAAGCGCACGACGTCGTGCCCCGGGATGAAGCGGTGCTTGATCGTGCTGCTCTGCGCTCTGAAGAAGAACTTGCGGTCGGTGCCCACGCCCCATTCGCGCGTCCCGACGATGGTTGCGATGGTTTTGAGGGCGTTGTCCGCGTAGGTGTCGAACTTCAAGCTCTCGCCCGCCTGCAGGCTGACTCCGGTCGCATCGATCAGGGTCGTGTCGTAGAGAATCTTCGAGTTGGGTGCGACGATGGTCTGGACGATGTCCCGCACGATCGTCTCCAGGCTCTCCTGGCTGTTGTAGGTCTTACTCACCCGGATCCAGCCGAGTTGCGCGCCGTAGCCCGCGCAGATCACGTCGATGCTCTCCGGATCGTCCAGGCTCGGCGCGATCTGCTGGATGAGGCCGCGGTACCAGAGGTCATAATTCCCGGTGGCGCGATTGGAGATGAGCAGCTGGACGTCATAGGTGCCGTCAATGTCGCCCTTCGCGTCGTACGGCCGCGAGAGCTTGAAGCGCAGCGTCCCGCATCCGCCGATCCGCCGGTACTCCCACCGAATGCTTGAGGCCTCATTGTCCGGCTCGAAGATGTCCACCAGCGTGAACGCCTTGTTGCGCAGCTCGATGCGCCACTGGAAGACGTCGTTGGTGATTTCAAATGGGATGATCGCGTCACGGAAGACTGCCGGCATCAGGTGACCTTGTTCACGTTCTCCACACGGATAATGAACTCATGGTTGTTCTTCTTCGCATCGCTTGACCAGCCGAGCTCGAAGAGTGCGATATGCTCTTCGTAGCTCAGGGTCGCGTCGATGATCGGGTTATCGGCCGGCTCTATCGTCCAGGTCAGATTGCCGCTGTCATCGATCGTGACGCCGTTGGCGTTGAGCACGTTCTGCTGATTGCGGCTGTTGATGATCGCGCCATCCGCCCGGTTGTAGAGCGTTAGCTTCAGGGAGGAGATCACCCCGCCGCCGATCGCGGCACCAGTCTCATCCTTCAGCGCGGCCGTGTAGCGCCGCGTCGTCTTTTCCCGCACGTTGAAGATCGCCGCCATGATCGACTCCTGTCAGGCCACGCTTTCGCTGCCGGGCGCCGGATCCGCCAGCGCTTCGTCGGCCAACCTCGGTCCGCTCATGGCCTCGCTCGCCAGTGCGCCGCCGGCCATCGCGACGTCGCTGAGGCGGAGGAAGATGATCACGCCGCGCGCCTCCCACGGGATGTCGCGGTCCCCCAGCACCGAGCCATCCGCGCTGAGCGGGATGAGGGTGTTTCCGATGACGACCGCCAGCGCCTCCACGAGCAGGATGCGGTGGCCGGACATCACCATCAGCGCGTCCCACAGCGGTTGCGCATCCTGCGCCAGCGCCATCAGCGCTTCCACCAAGATCAGTCGATCGGCCGCCGTCGTCCCGAGCGCGTCCCACGGAATGGCTCGATCCCTATGGAGAGCGCCCAGCGCCTCCCACACTGTTGCGCGCTCGCCAGCGCCTACGCTCAACTGCTCGAACGGCATCACGCGATCCATGGCTCCGAGGACTGACGCCTCCCATACGGTCAGACGATCCAGCGTGATCGCCCTCAGCAATTCCCAGAGCGTCCGCCGGTCGATGGAGACGACCCCCAATGTGTCGTAGAGCATCTGATGGTCGCCGAATCCGATGCCCAGGCTCTCCCATGGCTCGATGTGATCAGCGGTTCCGAATCCGAGCGCCTCCCACAACGACTGCCGAACTCCAGAGGCTGGGCTGAGGGTCTCCCATGGCGCAGCCGCATCCTCGAACACCGCCGGGCTCGTCGCATCCCATGGCACGCGCTGCTCGACATACCGCTCATTGAGAACTTCCCATGGCATGAGCCGATTGAGTAGGATCGGACTGGCGCTCTCGTACGGCACGACGCCGTCCACCAGCAGCGCACTCGATATCTCCGAAAGGATGCTGTGATCAGCGAGCGCTGGACTCAGCACCTCGAAAAGCAGCGCGCGACCTTCCTGCAATAGGCGCACGACGTCCCATGATTGAATCCGATCCGCCATCGCTGGACTGAGATGTTCACATGGGAGGCTGCGATCCAGCGCTGACAGGCCCAGCGACTCCCAGGGGAGTGCCTCGTCATGTTCAGCCAGCGCGAGCGATTCAAACGCGAGGCGATCGTCACGCTGCACAGGAATCGTGCTCGTCGTCTGTTGGTGCTGGATGACCGCTGGAAGCCCGAAGAGCCAGCGGCTCTGTGCGCCGAGGTTGAACTGGTCCGTGTGGTATTGGAGGATGGCCGGAAGGCCGGAGACCCAACGGTCCTGTGTTCCGAAGTTGACGGCCATCACGCGACCTCGACGTCATCGACGCCGATGTCACCGGTCGTCGCGCCGTCCTTGGCCTCGAAGACGACACGGCAGAAGCCCGTCTGCGATGGGGTGACTGGCGTCGCCGCGTACTGCGCCCAGCTATCCGTCAGCGTGACGCTCTGCGCATCCAGCAGCTTCGTCACCTCGTCGGCGTCATACATGGTGCACGTCAGCGTCGGATTGGCGGCAGATGAGGTTTTCCGGACGTAGGCCTTCAACGTAAACGCCGTCGCCGCCGTGACCGGCACGTAGAACTCCCACCGGAGGCCGTTGGTTTGGGAGCTGGGATTCAGCAGCAGCGCAAGCCCGTCGCCGCCCCGCGCCCAGTTGGCCGCCTGGCCGCCGGTGATATGGTCCGCGACCACTCCGTAGCGGAATTGGCTGGCGTGCCGGTCGGCCACTTGCCCGAGGTGGGTGATCTGCACCGCGTAGTGCTCCTGGAGCGCCGTGGCGATCGCGCTGTCGATGCTCACCTTGGTCGTGGAACTGAGCTTGCACCAGGCGCCGATGAGAAACGCCGCAGCGCGCCCGGTGAGCCGAATGTCGGCGGAGGTGTTCGCGGTGGGATCGCCCAGCGTGTTGTTGTCGAAGCGTCGGCACCACGAACGGTCGAGGCGGATGCCATAGACTGAGCAGCCCCAAATGACACACCCGCTGAACTTCGTGATGGTCTCGCAGGAGGTGACCTCGAATCCGTCGCCCGTCTGCGCGTAGATCCAGTTGTCGTGCAGCTCGGTGTAGCCATACGCTGAGCCGCCCGCCTTGATGCCGCGATCCCCCGACCCCCCGCCGCAGGCGATGACCCAGTTGCCGGAGCAGAGCAAGTTTTGCTCCCAGGTCCGGCCGTTGTCGCCGGTTCCCACGAGAATCCCGCTGCCCGAGGTGCAGTTGAGGATCACGTTGTCCTTGATGTTCGTGTCCGTGATCGTGGGCCCGGCAAGGCTGAAGCCTGCGCCGTGGTTGTAGACGACCGTCTTCTGAATGTCCCACTGCGGCTCGTTGCCGGACTCGGCCGCTCTGGGTGTGCCGCCGTCGAACACGCAGCCCAGCAGGATCGCCCCGGAGTTGCTGCCGTAGTAGGTGGAAATCGCGCCGTTGTACGACCAGTGGCCGCTGTTGCCTTTGAGGTTCTTGAAGCGGACCCACTGATAGAGCACGTTTTGGCCGCTGACGCCGCTGCCGCCGGTGTTGATGTTCGTGCCGTAGCTGTCGTTGTAGTTCGTAATGAGGATGTTGCGCGTCAGGTGAACGACCGGCGTGCCGGCCTCGTGGGTGTACGTCAGGTTGGCGTTCAGCGTCACCTGATTGCCGGCGATGGATTGAATCGTGCGCGCTTCAGTCTGCGACTTGGTGGTGTTGGCTGTGGCGATCACGAGCTCATCGCCCACGGCCCAGCCGGTCGCATCCGCGACGTTGATCACGGCTTGCCCGGAGGCGGCCTGCGCCGTCAGCGTGGTGCGATAGGATGTCGCGTACGGACGTCCGTAGAACTTGAGCAGGCTGCCGTTCATGCGGAACTCGTTGGCCGCCAGCGTCGCCGAGTAGTTGAGCTTGATCGTGAATTTCCTGGCGGAGTCGAGCGGGGAGCCGGAGGAGGCGATCTCGAAGCCGCCGCCGTTGCAGTTCAGATCCCCCTTGCAGGTCAGCGTGTAGTCGGCAGCCGGGCTGCTCGGCAGCACGAGCTTGCCGGTCCCGCTCATTTGAATGGCGGGCGTTGATGTGTCTGCTCCGACGGTGATGTTCTGGTTGATCGTGACGGTGTGACCGGTCTGGATCGTGACTGTATCGCCCTCGCCGGGAACGACACCGCCCGTCCACGTGCCGGTTGCCGACCAGTTGCCGGAGGCGGCGGAGGTTATCGCTGCCATGCGTACCTCGTGTCTGCCTTCAGCTCGGTGATTAGCGCTGCGAGCTTTGCGCGGCGATCCTGAATCTTCGTGCGCAGCGCCGCGATGGCTGTGTTATGCTCCGCGTCGGTTTGGCCGGGCTGTTTGCCGAGGCGCTCGATGTCCGTCAGCTCCGCAAGTTGCTGCGCTTCCTGGTCGAGGGCCCGCTGGCGCAGTTCCTCCATCACGGTGTCTCGATCCACGAGCGCTCGCGGATTGGCGACCCCGTCAGCTGACAACGCACTCGCCCAGATGCCGACGATATCCCGGTCGTGCTGCAGCTTCTTGAGGTAGTCCGAGAGCGCCGCATCTTGCTGAGCCGTGCGCGATGGCAGCGCCTGCAAGACGTCCGCCCGCTGGCGGATCTCCAGGTACTGGATCTCCGTCTCGTAGAGTTGGCGGACGAGCAGGGCTCGTTCAACGGCTGTCATGGGCGCCTTATGTCGTGTTGCCCGTCAGTCGCAGCGTGTAGGTGCTATCCTGCGGGCTGTCGCCGGCCGCCAGGCTCAACTCGAGCCAGACCCCGATCGTCTCGCCAGCCGCCAAGGAATTGGTCGGCACGGCCTTGGTTGCGCTGTCGAACGTGATCCCGCTCGGCGCCACCTGCCGGTTGTTGCCGGCGCCATTGCCGCCGGTGTCGCCCTTGCTCGCCGGCAGCCCGAAGGCGATCTTGCCGGTCGGGTCCGCCTGCTCGACCACCTGCGCCGTCGTCAGGCTCAAGGTCCCGTGCGTGTTCTTGAAGAACAGCTTGTCGTAGTACTTCCGCGTGCCGCTCGTCGGCGCCACCGCGTTGTAGAACGGCCGGCGGATCTCGGTGGTCTCGGCTGGGCTCTTGTCGAAGACGCAGCCTTGGCTGATCCGGAAGGTCGACGTCGCATCCGGGTTCGTGCCCCAGTTGGCACCCACCGTGGCGACCTTCGTCGCTCCCACATAGCCGATGATTTCCCGGATCTGGTTCGCGCCGGTACCGCCCGTCAACCGGATGACCATCCCCTTGTAGTAATCGTCGGTCGCGTTGGCACCCGCATCGAGCGTGATCGTGTTGGCGCCGCCGGCTTGCGCCGTGCCGGTGCGCTCCGCCGTCACCGCCTCGATGGCCACATCGCCGGTCGTGCTCGCGGACTTGACGGCCTTCAAGATGCGCTCCCAGTTCGTGTTGGTGGTCATGGCGACCGGGGTCGTCCCGCTCAGCGTCTTGACCTCGCTGATGATCGCCCCGCCGGCGTCGCGCCCGCTGATGGTCACGGTCTGCGTCGTGTCGCCGGCTGCGCTCGAGACGATCTGCAGGTTGCCGGTGGGGTTGATATCCTTGAACTCCACCTTCTTGCTCGTGGCGATCGCGCCGCCGATGTTCTGCGTCGTATCGTCATCCGGCATCGTCGCCGAGCCGTAGAGTTTCAGATCGCCTGGACTGATGGACATGGCCGTGCCTCCCTCCTGCTGCTAGACATACCGATCCCGCCACTCGGTGACGACCGCGACGGTGATGCCTCCCGTGTACTTCAGGATGTTGGCCCCGACGGCCAACTCCCAAAACTCGCCTTGCCAGTTCGTCAAGTCTTCGACTCCGGCGTTTTGGATCGAGCGCGCCTGCATGTCGATGATCAGGGTGTTGGCATTCTTGAGCGTGCCGGTGAAGACCAGCGCTTTGCTGAGCGTCAGGTTCTCGATCTTGAGGTTGTTGACGATGTCCGCGCCGGAGTTGTTCGTGATGCGCAGAGTCGGCCGCGTGCGGATGCTGCCGCCGGGTGTCACCGTCCACTGGGTTGGTGAGACGCTCACCGTCTGGCTGTTTGAGTTCAGCGCCACGGACTGCAGGAACGGCAGCTCTCCGATGAAGGCCAGGTCGTACTTCGCGGCGAGCATCCCGGAGCCGGCCACGAAATCGTCCGCGTAGCTGGTGAGCTGGCAGTCGATGAAGCGATCGTCGAAGAGGGTGAGTTTGTCCCGCGTCTTGAATAGCGCGGCCTTCATGGCGTCGAACTCCGTCCGCAGCAGCGTGTTCGAGCTCTTGAAGATTCTGCCGGAGAGTGTGACCTCCAGCGGCCCCAACAGCGCGATGTCCGCCCGCACGCCGTCGCGGCGGGGAATGAGGATCTGCTTCACGCGCGGCCGCTGGCGGAGGGCATATTTCTCGGTCGTTGTGCCGAAGTTGTAGGCCCCGAACATCACCGAGACGGCCATCAGCGCTGCACTCCCGCCGGCATCATCTGGCGGATGTCGATGATGCGGCCGATCTTCCGGGCGAGCTCATGGGCAAACTGATCGATGTTCTCCGCGGTGTTGATCAACGCCTTGTCGACCTGTACGGTGACGTTGACGACTGTCTCGCCGAAGCCACCTCCGGCCCGATCGAGCGGCACCACCGCCTCCGGGCCCGCTTCCCCGATGAGCGCCAACGTCGGCTCCGTGATGATGCCCCCGTGCTGCATCTTCGGGATGGTTCCGCCGGCTGCGCCGGCGAACGCGTTCACCGCGCCCGCCGTCACGCCGAGCGCGCCGCCGATGGCGATGGGCGCCTGGATGGCCGCGGCCCCGAGCGTCGCGATGGTGGCCAGCACCGCCGCGGGCAGCCAGGCATTGGCGATCGCACCCGCCGTGGTCGCAATGAACGCGCTGAAGATCAACGAGAAGGCCTTGGCGACCAGGAGTTGGGCGACGTACTCGGCGACGAACTCCACGATCGCGCGGATGATCAGCTTGCCGAATTCCTTGAAGGCTTCGCTCGCACTCTTGGTGCCGAGGATGATGTCGCTGATCGCCGTGCCGAGCCCATCCGCGATCGTTTTCGCGGAGACCTGGACGAAGTTGGAAATGAAATTGCGCATGCTCCCGAAGCCTTCGCCCCACTTCTGCTTCAGGCTCTCGAGGAAGGCGATGAGCCCATCGCCGAATCCCTGGACGGTTTGGTTCATGGCATCGAACTGCACCTGCATGTCCTGCGCCATTTGCGCGAAGGCCGCCTGCCAGACGATCTGCGCCTCCTGCGCTTGCCCGGTGATGCCCTCGAGCAACTGCGGCGGCAAGCCCCCACCACCGCCAGCGCCATCAGCTCCTGCCGCACCGCCCCCGGCGCCTGTCGCACCCCCGAACAGTCCCGTGCCTTGCAGGCTGTCGGTGAGCGGCTGGAAGAAAGCCTTCGCGTCCTCTCCGACGTTCGAGAGCGAGTTCTTGAGGTTGTCGATCGAGTCGTTGGCGAGCCCGTCCACGGTCTGCCGTAGCTGATCCACCTTGTTCGCCAGGAACTCGAAGCCGCCTCCGATGAGCGGCAACTTCGCCAGCAGCTCCAACAGCCGCTCCACGGCCGTGATGACGAAGTTGATCGCGGCCAGGAATGCCGATTCCAGGGCATCCGCCACGAGGGTCAGGACGTCGTCGAAGTTCACGAAGGCGAACCACAGCGCGACGACCGACGCGGTCAGCGCCAGCACCTCCGCTGCGAGCACGGCCAGGTCCGCCAAGAGCGGCAGAATGATGATCGTGAGCGCCTTGAAGGCGGTGACCAGTTGTGGCCAGAAGGTGAGGATCGGGGCTAAGGCGAGTGCGACGAGTCCAATACCACCGGCGAGCTGCACCATCGCGGCCGTCAGCTTCGGGTGCGCCTTGGCGAAATCGTCCGCGCCTCGGGTGGCACTGGCGAGCTGCTTGACGAGATCGGTCAGCCCTGGTAGGAGCACGTTGCCGATCGTCTCGGCGAGATCATTGACCGCGTTCTTGAACTGCGTGAGTCGCCCCTCGAAGGTGGCCGCCTGCGCCTCCGCGGTCCCGAAGAGCGTCAACCCCTTCGCCATGATCGTTTGGAAGCGCTCCTGCTGGGTCGCGTTCGCGTCGAACTGCACCCCGAAGCGCCCCAGGCTGTCGGCTGAGCCATCGATCGCCAGCGCCACGCGCCGTGCGGCGGAGTCGAGATCAACGCCGAGGGCCGCTGCAAAGCCGATCGTCGCCTTCGTCGCCTCCTGCAGGGCAGGCCCGGAGAGGTGCCCGAAGTTGACGAGGAGCGCCTGCATGCGGGTGATCGCGTCATCGCTGAAGGCGGTTGTGCGCTGCAGACTCGCGGCGAAAGCGAGCTGGCTCTGGAGTGCGGCCTCCGTGAAGGTGCCGGTGTTGCGCATGGCGGCCGCCAGCGATTCGGTCGCCTGCTGCTGGTCGGCTGCGGCTTTAACGGTGAGCGCGATGGCGCCGGTGATGGCGGTCCCAGCGATGGCGAGGCCCGCCCCGATGTCTTTCAGAGACTTGTTGAGCGCGTCGCTCTCCTTCTTGATGCCCGCGAGCACCTGCGACGCTGCGTCAACGCCTTCGATGATGACTTGAATCCGATCCGCCATACCTTCACCCGAGTGTGTTGAAGTCGATCACCGGCCACGCCTTGTTCTGCTTCGCTTTGTTGAGCATCCGACTGCGCCGTGCGTTGCCCTCCTCGAGCAGCGCTGCGACCTGCGGCATCGTGAGCTCGCCGACCTCCGCGTAGCCCACGCCGAGCCGCATCAGGTCGAGCCAGAGCCCGGCCCAGTTGAAGGCGCGGCCGCTCCGCTGACCGCTGTCGCTTTTGGGGCGAGCCCGGAAATGGTCATGATGTGCTCGAGCGCGGTGCGCAGCTGCGGCGTATCCGTGAGCTCGAAGAGGTCCGCCACCCCCTCCGGGGTCAGCTCCTTCGCGGCCGGATCCCGCCGGATCGACAGCCAGAGGATGAAACAGAGCACCTCGACGTCCTGCAGCTTCTCCCGCGTCTGGGCGCTGTCCCATTGACTGGTCGGGCCCAATTTCGTCTGCAGCTTGGCGAGGTCCGAGAGTTTCAGCGGGAAGAGCTTGAAGGCGCGCCCGTCCTGCGTCTTGAGTTCGCCCTGCGCCTCTCCCAACATGACCTGCAGCGTGCTCATCGCGTCCGACCCTCCGTTGCCTGCGGCTCTGCTGGGAACAGCTCGTCGTATTTCTGGAAGTCGTTGCCGAAGTAGCGCGAGAACTGCGCCGCCTTGCGCGGCTGCTCCTTCGTGCCGAGCACATAGAACAACACGGGCTTGCGGCCGCGGATCAAGCTGAACGAGAAGTCGCACTCGATGAGCTGCGGCATAACCTTCCCATTGAGCGTGACCACTGTGTGTTCGATGCTCCCGTCGGTTTCAATCTCTACCTTCATCGGCTTCCTTCTCCTTCTCGTCTATGAGTTCCCGTGTCACGAGTTCCAACTTCACCTGTTCACTTGGCGCGATATCGCGATCTGTGAGATTGCGCCCTCCGTCCCGATAGCACAGCGTCACCACCTGCCGTCCGGTCGCCGTCTTCGAGACTCTGCAGAGGTGCCCCGGCTTCATCCGCTTGAGATAGATCACAAGTCGCGCCATTCGCCGGAATCAGATTGGGCTCGCCGTCAAGTTGGTCAGCGTCAGCTTCAGCTCGTTGTTGCTGGCATCCCGAAAGGCCCTGAACTGAATTTCGACCGTGATGCGCCCCTCGTCATCGACCGAGACCGGGTAGTCCATGATCTGCGAGACGTTGCACTCGAGCAGGAACGTATACTTCTGCGTCAGCACCCCGATGCTGGGCCCGGTGAAGGTAACCTTGAGGATGCGGTTGGCGCCGTTGCGGAAGTCCGTGTACTGCGCCGTGCTGTCGAACTCCGCCATGAAGCTGCCGGTCACCTCGATCTTGCCGGAGCGTAGCGGCTCGCTCCGCAGCCGGCTGCCGATAAAGCGCCGGTCGGCGTCCAGCTTGTTGTCCAGCTTGATGCTGAACTGCTGGACATTGAGCTGGATCGCGTTCCAGAGCAGCACCGCCTGCGGCGCCGAGAAACGGTTGACGCTAGTGAAAGTCGGGCTTGTTGCTGAGGCGGTGGTGACGTCCTCGCCGAGGAGATCCGCCACGATGCGGAGCAGCTCGGTCGGCCCGCCGACTGAGAACTCCATGCTGCTGACCTTGCAGCCTTCGTACACGAAGGCCGTCACGTCCCGGTTGACCTCAATCGTCATGCCGGCCGGCAGCGCGTCGGCGATCGTGAAGATGTGCTGCCAGACCGTCGGATCCGTCCCGGGATTCGGCTGGCTGCTCGCCACCGAGCCGAAGGAGTGCTTGAAGAGCTTCTCGGCGCCGTCATATGGCACCTCGAGGGTCAGCGAGCCTTCGACCGAGACCGCCCCCTGCTGCACCTCGATGTCGCCGCGCACCCCGATGTCCTTGACCCCTTGCACGAGGATCTTCTCCTCCTTGACCGCGAGCCCGTCGCCGCCGGTCACCAGCTCGAGGAACTTCGTGCGGGCGACCGGGGTGCCCCAGACCGACTCATCCCCGACGCCGATGTAGCTTTTGTGCCCGAGTCCAATCGCCATCGTGCGTTACCTCCTGGTGATGGCGACCACGTCAAAGGTGATCGCCGTCGCAAACAACCACACGTTCAAGCTCCCGGCCAGCTCATCCTCGATCGGCTCCCACTCGATACTCGAGGGCAGGCTGCGGATAATCTGCCCATTCGGCAGCGCGAGCGCGTTGAGATCCATGTTGTCGATCAGCAGCTCCGCGATCTTCAGCGTCTCCGCCACCTTGCGGTCGATCACCTGTTCCGTCGTGGCGAACTGCCGGAGGTAGACGAGGCGATGTTTGTACACGACCTCATACTCCTGGCCCATCGCCCGGAAGCTGAGCTCGTTCGTCGGGCTCGGCTTGACGAAGAGAGCCGGCAGCTCTACCGTCAGGCTGTCCTTGCCCGCGTAGAAGCCGAGGTCGCCCTTGGCGATGGTCACCAGGCCGAGCCCGGCCGGTGGGGCGGGGCTGAGGTTCGCGTCGATCAGGCTGATGAGCCGATCCAGAATCTCGTTGGTGTGCAGCCGCTGTGCCATCAGGGGGCCTGCAAGCTCGCCTTGACCTCGCGGCCGAAGAGTGCGCGCAGCCGCGGCCGGTTGCTCTGCAGCGCCCGCTCCATGTAGTGCTTGCCCCTCACCGTGATGCTCTTGGTGAGCGCAAAGAGCGGCCGGATGCCGCCACCGTGCCGCTGCATGATGAGGAGTGATCCGCTGCGGCTCCGGATGATAAAGGTGTTCGCAAATGTCCGCGGTCCGCCCCGCACGCGGCCTGACGGTGTCTTGGCGGCTTCCAGCGGCACCGCCAGATACTGCGCATGCACCGGTTTAATCTCGCCGCCCATCTCCTGGATCCTGGCGTAGATGACGTCGCTGCCGACGACGCCGAAGCTCGCCCCGAGCAGGCGGCTCTCCTCGACGCGCCCGCGGATCGAGCGCCGCAGCCGGCCGCTCACATGCGGGGCGTTGAGGACCGCATCCGCGCGCACGATCGCGACGCCTTCTTTCAGGGCCTTCACGACACCCTGGTGCACGCGGGCCTCGCTCTGCTCCAGCATCTTGAGAAAGCGCTCCGCCCCCTGAACCGTGATCCGAAATCCCACACCTGCCATCAGTCGTTCTTCGCCTCAAGGATCGCCTCGATGTGATGCCCGAAGAAGTTGCTCACCTCATGGACGACGTACTTCTGACCGGTCGCCTCATCGGTGATGAGGTCGTTGGCCCGGATGTCCTGCCGGCTCGTGAAGAGCCGGTGCGTCGCGCTCGGGATGCGGCCCAGCACCGTCTGCTGCAGCCGGCCACTCAGCGGCTCGAGACGCGCCCGGATCCCGGTCGCTTGCGGCGTCTCGGTCACGATCGGCTGCTTGGTGCCGCTCGCATAGGAGCGCACCGGCCGCGTCAGCGTGACCGCCTGGATGAGCAGCGAGCCGGGGACGGTGCCGGAAGCCATCAGCTCACCCGGGTCCTCCGGTACGCCTCCAGCACGCTCCTGATCTCGCCGGGCAGCTCCTCCTCGCTGTAGTCCACCCGGTAGCTGCCGATGCCTAGGCTGCGGATGCCCTGGTTCTCTTTGTTGCGAAAGCGATCCGCGATGAGCTCAATGAGCGCTTGCTGCAGGTCCTGCGGGATGTCCGCGTAGCCCGCTTCGTAGGTGGCCTTCACATTCTGGATCCCCACTGAGAAGACCAGCCCGTCGAGCCGGATGAGGCCCTGGTTGGGATACACGGCGAAGTCGCTTGCGGCGATCTGTGTGGCGGCCCCAAACACCCGGAGCGGGTCGTCGTACAGGCTCGTGACGCTCAGCAGCGGCCACTGGCGCACGACGAGGGTGTCTGTGCCGTCCCCGTCGCGCTGCTCCGTATACGTCGCCTTGGCGAATGACCGATCGCAATAGCGCTCCATCCAGGCGCCGAGGCGCGCGATCAGGTCCTGCAGCAGCACATCCTGCGCCGTCTCCGTGTTGGCGATCTCCAGGTATGTCTTGACCCGCTCGATGGTCACGAGATTCGTCATCCCCTAGGCCTTCGTGTGGTAGCGTCGCAGCTGTGTATCCCTCGGCGAGAGCAACTGCTTCGCCGGACGGGCGAGCTGCGTCTCACGACGCTCCTCGTCCTCTTCACGACTCGGCTTGACCCGTCGTGTCCTTGGTCTCAGTGGTTTCATGCGCGGTCTCCGGTGCCGGCTGCGTGGGCGCCGGGCTGGGTGGCAGGGCTGTCTGAAAGAGGTTCGGGTAGCTCGCGCAGAGCCGCTCCAGCTCCTCTTCGTCGAGCTCCACATAGCCGGCCTTGTACTCCTTGCCGTCGACGTTGCAGTCTTTCTGGCAGTACCCAGTCGCCATGCCGTCCTCCTGTCGGGCGTGGCGGCGGAGGACACCGACTATGGGCCCTCCGCCGCGTCACGCGACGTGCGATTACGAGAAGTTGCGACCTTGCGCCGTGTGCGTTTCCGCCGTGCCCAGCACGCGCTGGAAATCTCCGCGCCAGGTCACGACCGCGATTAGCTGATCCGTCTCGATGTCCTCCTTCGTCTTGATGGTGGGTGCTCGCCGCACCCCGCGGATCCACGCTCGGCGATTCGCGAGCACCAGATTCGAGAGGGTGTTGGGCCCAGCCCCGGTGTTGACGCCCGTGGCGGCGACGTCATCCCGCATGTGCTCCGAGACCACCACCGGGATCCCATCGAGCGAGGCGAGTTGCCCGGTCACGATCGTGGCCAGTGGGCCGTACTTCTCGACCGTGATGACTTCGGCCAGGCCCAGCATCTTGATGAGCCCCTTGACCGACACGATCCAGGCCAGATCCCGCGGATCGGCTCCGTACTTGCCGAGGCTGCCGCGCAGCGCCCGGAGATTCGCCGTCGAGAAGGTGGCCAGGTCCGTGGTCAGCGAGTTCGCCTGCGCGTGCTTGCGCAGCCCGACCCAGGTCTTTTCGGCCAGATCCGCGCTTCCACCGTTGGTGTCGTTGTCCATGTGGGTGCCGGAGCTGTCGCCGTTGAGGTAGGCGGTCTCGAGGCCGTAGGCCAAGCCTTCGATGATCTCATCGCGCAGGAAGGGCGCCATCGCGATGATGCTGTCCTCATCGAGCTCCAGGGACCAGAGCACCCGCACCCCGAGCTTCTGCGCATCCAGAGTCACCTGGCGGGTTCCTGGGGTCTTGGCCGTCGCCTTGGAGGCGGCATCGGCCGTTGACTCGCTGAGCTTCACAGCGTTCTGCCGGGCGAACGCGCGCGCCGGCAACTTGAAGGGATCCGTCGGCATGTTGATTTCGGGGAAGAGCTGCCCGACCGCCGCCGCGATCCGCACGCGGTCGATGAGGTCTCGGCTGAATCCCGTCGGGATGAACTCGAGCCCCTCCGCCGCCGTGGCCGAATCGAGCGCCTTGCTCAGCTGGGTGTAGTGATCCTTCCAGTCCGCCCAGCCTTTCGTCTTGGGCTTCTCGATCCGGCTCTGGATGAAGCTCGCGACCTTCTCCTCCGTGTCCAGCTCGACGTTGCGGCCCGCGCTCAGCATCGCGGTGATGACGGCGTAGTCGTTGAGCTTGGCCAGCTCCTCCACATCCGGCGTGAACAGCGGGTTCGTGGGGACCGGCGCTGACCACGCGTGCGGCGGCACGTACTTCGGGCTGATGCCGTGCACCGCGAACTTGATGCTCATGTCCCGTCCGCGCACCCCCAAATCGAATTGTCCCCGGCGCTGTGGTGTGCGGGCGTCCGCGATCGCTTTCGAGATTTCCCCCTGCACGATCTTCGCCAGCATGTCCTGGCTGGTGCCTTGCTCGACCTGTTCCTTCAGGTCATGCACGAGCTTCGTCAGCTCTGCGAGTCCTTCCATAGCCCTATTCCTCCCTCTCTCTGTCGCGGCGATCAGCGCACCGCGTATTGCACCGCTGCTTGCACGGCGCGGCCGATCGCGCCATCCCGCTCCGCCAACCGCTGGCTGAGCGCCTGCACTTCCTGCTTCAATGCGTCAAGCTCCTGCTGCTTCGCCGTGTCCTCGCCGGTCTCGATCGTCACCTGCAGCCCATAGGCCTCCGCCAGGGCAAGATGGTGACGCTGCAACCCCTTGCGTTCGACGTCGGTCATGGTCTCTGCTGTCACCTTCGCCTGTGTGACCTCGGCCTGGCGCCGCTCGTCCAGCGTCGGCTCCTTCGGTGGCGGCGGGGTCGTATCCGATTGCGGCAGGTAGACCTTGATCGGGCTGACCGTGTCCGGCGACCAGATCTTCTCGATCGTCGTCGCCTCATCGGAGGTCAGCAGCCCCTTCTGCGTGGCGAGGGTCAGCGCCTCGGGATTGCTGGGCACCGGAACGCTGCTGATCTCCAGCAGCTCCTGCTGTTGGAACTCGAAGCCCGTCAGCCGGCCTTGCCCGTCGCGCCGCTCGATCGCCGATAGCGGCCGGAAGCCCACGGATTCCGCGCAGACCCCGGCCAGGTGCGCCTTGAGGGCAAGCGCGGCCAGCTCGAAGCTCTCCGCCATGAAGAAGTCCACGTCATTGATCAACCGCCCCTCCTGCTGCTCGATCCGGATCGTCTTGCCGATCGGGGGGTTGTCCGCCCGCATGTTGTGCGCCCAGAGGTGCACGGGGTTGGCGAGAAAGTTCTTGAGGTCCCACCCGGCCACCCGGATGATGTCCCCATCCCGATCCTCCAGCTCCGTGGAGGCGATGAAGCGCAGCACCCGACTGTCCTTGCCGCCCAGTTGCTTGACATCCACGCCCATCGCCATGCGCAGCAGTGGGCTGGTCCCCGTTCGCGTAATCACCTCGCCGGCTTCATAGGCCCGCCAGAGCCCTCCGCAGGCTTCCTGCACTGTCCGAAACGTGAGCATTTGCTCCTCCTTTACCTGCTGATGACTTCGAGCAGGACGCATCGACAGTTCACGACTTCCTCCGCCGCACCGGCCTGATCCCCCGGGTACATCAGCCCGTTAGAGAACGGCGCCATGAGGCTCACTGGGGCGCCACTCCGCGCCGGATCGGTCTCCGCATCCAGTTGCTGGTGACTCTCCCGCACATGCCCGTCGCGCGCGCTGAGCCACTGTTTTCCGCTCACAACCCCGCTCTGGCTCATCCCTGTGAGGCTGCCGAAGTTGGCCGCCCCCACCATCTCCGTCTGCGCGATGCGCAGGCTGCGCACCTGTTGCGCGTTGTGGAACACGGCGTTGATCCGGTCGGCAATCTGGGTGATGCCTTCACCCAGCCGTTCCCCGGCCACCAGCGCCTGCCGGATCTCCTCGCGCATACTCTCGGTCGTGCCCCGCTTGAACTTGAAGACTTGCTGACTCAGGAACTCCGCAATCCGCGGATCCTTCAGATTGAAGTCGAAGTCCGCGCCGAGCAGCGCCAGCACACGAGCCCCACGCCGCTCGATGGCCGCCGTCATGGCGCGCCGGCCGATCTGCTCCAGCTCGCGCTCGGCTTCCACTACGTCGAACATGATTTGCTCCAGCGTGATGCGCTGCTTCAGCATCACGCCGCCATTGACCGTCAGCTGCATGCTGTCCTGCAGCAACGCCTCATGCAGGCGCCGGATGACCTCCTCGCGTTGCCGAATGAAGAGGCTGCGCAGCTGGGCCGCCATCGGGCCCGCCAGAATCTCCACATCGTTCATGAACTCCCGCCACCGCGCGGTCTTGATGGTCGTGAGGCGCGCCTTCTCCGGCGTCATCGCCCCCTCCACACCGGGCCCCACACCTGGCTGCGCCGGGGCCGTGCCCAGCGGCACGACCGTGAACGGCACGGTAATGTCATCCATGCCGGGCAGCGGCAGCGTCTCCAGTCCCATCTCCTCCCGCGCCTCGTTGCGCGTGATGATGCCGCCCTCGATGAGTTTCCTCACGCGCTCGACCCGGTCGTTCTCATCCTCGCGGAGGGCTTCGATATGGCCGAGATCGAAGCGCAGCCGGATGTCCTCGCCGTACTCGCTGGCCAGCTGCTCGTTGAGCTGATCCTCCACCCGTTGCAGGCGCGGCAGCATCGCCAGCTTCCAGAAGATCTGCAGCTGCTCGCGCACGTTCGCCGCGAACTGCCCATCGAGCAGCCCCACCAGCACCGGCGGCACGCCGAAGGCGGCGAGGATCTCCTCGCGGCTCATCTTGCGGGAGTCGATAAACTGCGCTTCGCGCTGCTTCATCCCCATGCTGACCCAGGTCCACTTGCCGCCGAGGAAGCCGACCTTGCCGGTGTTCTTCGGGCCCCGGAAGTTCTTCTCGAACTCCTGCTTCACGCGGTCGACGTCTTCCTGCTTGACCGCCGCCTCCGTCGTGAAGACCCCCTCCGGCATGGCGTTGTTGCGGAAGAAATTCCGGTTGTAGGCGATGGCGAACTGATCGTGCTCCACGCTCAGCGCCGCGGCCTCCAGCGTGGAGAGGCCGTAGTAGTCATCGAGCGGGTTGTACGTCTTCAGGTGCATGACGTCCTGCGGCTCGAAGCGGATCCGGCGCCCGTTCACCTCGTAGAGAAAGCCGGCCAGATAGTCCACCGGGTCCGGGATCACCCGCATGCGATCCGGCCGCAGCGGGTAGAGCTCGACCGGCGGGCCGCGCTTGGTCTTGCGGACTTTCTCGATGTAGCCGTTGCCCATCAGCTCGATGCTGGCCATGAGCGTCTCGATGAAGATGGCCTTGCCCATGTACGGGTTGATGCTCTCGAAGAGGTCCAGGAGCGGATGCGACTCCAGCGGTTTCTCCTCGCCCTTCACGCGCTGCACGACGAGGAGCGGCACATCGGCCGCGGCCTCCGCGATGCGCTTCACGCAGGCATAGACCCAGACCTCGCGCCGGAAGACCCGGCCGAAATCGGCGAAGGTCGCGATCGTCTCCGGACGGGGCACGCCCTGCGCGGCTTGCCAGGGCATCGTGATCATGGGGAACGTGGCGGACTGCTTCTCGATGCGGCGCGGAAGCCAGCGATCCGCGACCGCGTGGCGGAGACGCTCCAGGAGCGCCATCACTCGTCTTCCTCCGCGCGGCGCTCGCTGTGCCGCGAGGCGAATCCAACGACCGGGGTGGTCTGCAGCTCGGCGGCTTTGCAGGCCAGCATGATGCTGAAGAAGCTGTCGCCATGGCCCTCGGCGGTGTCCGGGGCGTCCAGGTTGTCATCGACGCTCAAGAGTTGCCGGCGCTGCCGGGGGTCCGGCAGCAGGCGGATCGTCTTCTGCCGCACGCGGCGGCCGAACATCGCGGCGCACTCGAATTTGGCTTTGGCGGTCATCGGCACGCCGAGGGCGCAGCGGGGCAGCTCCCGTCGCTCTTTGAAGCCCTCCAGCTCGGCGCGCGTGTCGTCGTAGCAGAAGCCGGAGAGGGTGTAGAGCGCATCCAGCGCTTTCACTACCTCGACTTGCTCGGTATAGTCCGTGCGGTCGAACCACCGCGAGAGCCGCTGCACAAGCTCCGTGCCGGTGTCCTCGAAGAACGCCAGGTGGGACGGGTGAGTCTTCTTGCCCAGATCGAGCCCGATCACATAAGCGGCGCCTGGGGTGGCCATTCCGATCTCGAGCGGCTGCAGGCTCGAGTCGATGACCGTGTCGAGCTCCGCCTCCTCGAAGTAGCTGCTGACCTCCCGCACCGGCCGGCACTGGTACTCTTTCAGGAAGGCCTTCTTGCCGACTTCCTTGTCGCGGATCTCGATCAGGCGCTCGTATGGGAACATCTCCGGCCAGAGCACCTCCTGGCGCTCGAAGTCGATCACCGCCGGGTACTCCGCCACGTCGAAGCTCTCCATCTCCTTGAGCGCCTTAAACAGATCCTCCTTGTCCTGCGGCGTGCCCGCGATGTGCAGGAAGCCGCCCTCCTGCGGCATGCTGACGATCTCCTCCAGGAAGATGCGGGTGATCTTCTCGATCTGCGTGAGGTCCAAGCGCACCTCCGGGTCGCGGAGGATGTCATCGCACAGCACTCCATGCGGATGCCGGCCGCGCTTGAAGGTCATCACGCCCGCCGGCTCGATCAGCACCTCCCGGCGCTCGCTGGTGCCGGCGACCTCCGGCGTGCGGTAGTGGAGGATGCTCTCCGCGTCAGTCAAACTCACCAGCGGCTTGAACCACGGGTTCGCCTCGACGTAGCGCTTGACCTTCTTCAGGTGGTACTGCGAGAGATCCGTGCTGTAGCTCATGTAGAGCAGTTCCTCAAACGTCGGCGCCTCCGGGGCATAGAGCATGCGGAATAACTGCCAGGCCACGAAACCGTAGAACGTCGTGCTCTTGCTGTGCTTCCGGGCGGAGATCGTTCCGGTCTTCTGGCGCTCCTGCAGCCGCGTACACCACTGGTCGATGTGCCGCCCTGGCACGAACCGCCCGTCGATCAGCTCCAGGCTGTCGCGGAAGACGTGGTTGACGAAGACGTCGAGCCGGCGCGGGGCCACCGACCGCACCAGCTCAACGTACTCGTCCGAAGAAATCAGCGGTGCGGAGAGCGAGCTCGTCATTGGGATAGCGCACCTCCACGCGGAGGCGCAGGTCCTTCTTTTCGGTGTAGGTGATGTCGTGCTTGGTGGTCAGATCCGGTGTGGGCTCCAGCAGGCTCAGGCGCACCGCGAGCTTTTCCAGGATGGCGTCTTCTTCCTGTAAGAGCTTGAGGCAGGTCGGCTTCACGACCTCCAGACGCGCCGAGGTATAGAGCTGCCAGAGGACGCGCCGGCGCTCCCGCGTATTCTCGAACAGCTCCCGCAGAATGCCTTCCTTGTTGAGGTGCCGGATCTCGCCGTCGGTCAGGTCCTGGCCGGCGTGGACGATGTGCCGGACCGTGCGCTCCGGAATGCCCTGGGTTTCGGCAATTTCCCGGCTGGTCCAGCCGCGAATCCGCAGGCGGTAAACCTGCAGCGCTTTTGGACTTGTGACGAGCCGACGCTTGCCGCGACTCATTGCCGCGCGACCTCCTCCGGGGCGGGCTTTCCTGCGGCCCTTAAATAACCCTTCACGATGACTTCCAGCGCATGGCCACGCCGGTTCGGCCCGTCCACTTCCTTCTCGACCTCCGTGATGACGTGCTCCACCAGTTCCGCCTGCGGCTTGCGCATGACGAAGGTGACCACCTGCAGCGCCTCGCGCTCCTCCATCTCCGCCTGCAGCTCGATGGTCTTCTCGATGTCATCCGGCAGCTTCAGCAGCTCCAACTGGTCGGCCAGCTCGTGCTCCTCGAAACCGAGCTCTTTCTCCAAGGCCTCCACCGGGATGCGCTTGGACAGCTCCGCGATGACCAGCGCGACCTTGACCGGCACCAGGTTGCCCCGCAGCTGGTTCATGCTGATCGTGTCCATCATCGCTTCGTCCTGCGTGGCCGGTAGGACGACGCAGGGCAACGTCTGGATGCCGCTCTCTTTGGCGGCCCGCCAGCGATGCTCGCCGTCTACGATGGTGTAGCAGCCGGTCTCATCCGGCGGCCGGACGTAGATGGCGCTCTTGAAGCCCCGCGCTTTGATGCTGGCGACCAGCGCCTCGTAGGTCTTGGCCGGCATTGCGTTGGGGTTGTAGTCATTGGCCCGAATGCGCTCGACCGGGATCAGCTCAACCGTGTGGAATGTCTCGGACATCAAGCTGTGACTCCCTCGTGGGCGATGACCGCCATGAGCTCCTTGCGGACGGCCTCGGCGTCGGTTTTCCGAGTGAAGGGATATCGTAGGTTCACCTTGAAAACCTCCGCCTTCGGCTCAACCGACTTGACCGTCTCCTCGAACTCCTCGAAGGTGTAGCGCTGGCTGCCGTAGCTCAGGACGACCACGCGGAACTTCTTGGTCGCCTCAAGCAATCGCACTAACATTTGCCGCGCCTCGGGGCCGTTGAACGGGTTGGCCTCGTGATCCCGCGGCGACCAACGCAGCCGGCGGAACTCTCGGTCGAGGATTTGGTCGAGCACGCTGTAGAAGATTTCGTAGGGCTGTGCCCCCGCATAGGGCGGATCGAGATAGCAGATGTCGCCCTCCGCGCTCGCGAGGAAGTCGAACACGTCCTGCTGATGCGCTTCGTTACGGTGGCCGTTCGGGAAGATCGCCCGATTGATCTTGGCTTGCAGCTCGGCCAGGATGCGGATCGGGTGCATGCAGGTGTACGGAATCTTCTTCACCCGCGACATGCCGAGGCGATGGAACTCCTCGCCCTCGATCTTCTGGAAGTAGTCGACCGAGTGGATCTGGCTATACGGCGTGATGCGGAGCATGTACTGGATCAGCGCGAACTTCATCAGCTGCCGCTTGGTGACATGTTGGATCCGGTCGATCTGCGCCAGGGCGTTGTCGATGAACTGCGCGTGCTTGCGCATGAACATCGAGGGCACGAAGTGCTCCTCGACGAAGTGCGGAGGCTCCGCGCCATTGACGAACAGCCGGTGCAGATCCTCGTCGGCGATCGTCACCCGGTCGTTGGCGATGAAGACATCGGCCGCAATCTTGGCGCGGTTGGCGAGGTCATTGGTCAGCACCCGCATGCCCTGGGCTTTCGCATAGAGCGCCGTGGCTCCGCCGCCGAAGAAGCCATCGACGAACGTCGCCCGCGTCCACTCCTGCTGCGGAATGTGCTGGCTGATGGCTTTGAAGATCACCGGGCAGAGTGATCTCTTTCCGCCAAAATACGGCACGAGGGCGCTGAATCGGCTCCACATCTCAACCTCTATGGTGATCAAGACCGTCGGACAAATGCGATGGGACAAACGTCGGCCAAACGGATCAGATCGGTTGTGGCGCCGACCGCCACCGACGATAGCGCCGCGACCACGCGAGGCAGCGTCGACGATACCTCACATCTCGTTGATAGCGCCGTCGACGCCTGGCGTTCTTCGCGCCTGCTCGACATCGCTCCGAGCAGTAGCGCTGACGGTAGAACCCGACCGTCGTGAATCCTCTGCGGCAATACTTGCACGTCATTCCCACCGCATCCTTATCGAAGCCGCAGCACCGCCAAGCCAATTCCGGCGGCACTGAGCCAATAGAGCGTCTTCCAGCCTTGTCCTTGTGCTGCGTACAGCAAGGCCGCGATCAGGTACTGCGCGATGAACGAAGCCGCCCACCAGTCCGCCAGGATCATGCCTGAGCGACTGGATTCCTTTGGCGGCATCACTGCGTGCTTGTCGCAGCGCCACCGGTCATCCTTCCCGTACAGCGGCGTCTCACTCGCCCGCGCCTCGCAGACCTCGCATCGCGGTTCTGGGCCGTTGGCGCTCATTGCCTCACCTCCCTGCAGATAGCCGATTCGATGGGATAATCCACGCTCCGAACTCCTTTTTGATCCGGTGCAGGAACTTGATGGTGTCCGGGGCGTCCTTCACGCGCTTCAGCTCCTCGACCTCCGGCGGGAAGTAGATCACCGTGCCGGGATAGGCCTGGCGCGCCTCCGCGAGCCAGCGCTTCTCGAAGACGAGCAGGATGCGCTCGCCTTCGAGCAGCTTCGAATCCAGCAGGAGCCATTTCCGCGACGCCGCTACAGGCTTCGTGGGTTCGTCGCGGAGCCCGCCCGTGACCCAGTCGGACAGATCGCCCAGCTTCATGGCGCACGTCCGGTTCCTCCGAGTGTCAGGGGTTGACTCATTGAGCCGTAAGGCGTTACGTGCGCTTTCGTGGTGAACCTGACACACCAAACGGCTCTCCTCCGGTCACCGCAGAAATCAGCCGTGAGGCTCGTGTACGGGGTGGTCCTCAATGTGGCATTGTGAGTGTCAGGTGCTGAGGCCCTCATTCGATAACTCCTTGCTGTTCAGTCTGTTTCGCCTGTTTGGAACCTGACAGTCCTTCGGGCTGCGCGCCGTTGAAGAACTCAGGATTGGCGCGGACGAACCTGCGGATGAATTTGTTGAACTTCGGCTTCTTGATGTAACCCTGCGGGGTGGTTTCGATCAGGGTGAAACGCTTGAGGAGCCGGACCATCCGGCTGATCGTTTCGACCGAGCAGCCGACCTGCTCGGCCAGATCCTCGCGGCGGATGGCATCGCTCACGCGCAGGGTAAAGATCGCTCGGGGGAAATTGGCCCCGTCTTCCGCGTCATGGCGCTCGCGCTCGAACTTCTCCAAAAACGCCTGCTCGATCTGCTCATAGTCCAAGAGCTGGCTGCCGATTCGTTGGATCTCTGAGTAGTCATCCAGGCTGCAGTTGTCATGCGAGTAGATGCGCCGCAAGAACTCCGCCGCCATCAGCGCATGCTCCGGCAACACAACGAGACGCGTGAAGTCCTCGCTGGCTGAGACGCGCACCGCGGCGATCGCTGCGGCGATGCGCGCGAGCTTCTTGCGGAAGTCCGACAGCGTCACCAGCGGGATGTCGGCCGCGTAGCCGTAGCGCTCCGTCATGGCCTTGGCCTGCGCCAGGCACACATCCTCGGTCTCTGGCCGGAAGTCTACTTGCTCTGGCTTCAGGTTCCAGACCCAGTAGATGAGCGCACGGAGCATCTCGGGCGTGATCCGCGAGGCTCGGACAACGCCGGCCTTCTGGTTGATGAAGGAAAGATCCGTGAGGTCGCCCGCGTTGGCGAAAACCACAAAGTCGGTGCGCCGGATAACCGTCGGCGGGAAGAGGCGTTTGAGCGACTCGCACCCGAAGGAGAAGTGATCCATGATCTGGTCCTTCCTCGGGTTGGCGATGAGGATCAGGCGCGTCTGGCTCTCGTAGCCGCGGGATTGGACCCGGTCGATCTGGAGGAACCCCTCTTCCATCGCCTTCGAGATCGCGCGCAGATCCCAGTCCGGCAGATGCTGCGTCTCATCGACGGCGAGAATCTTGCGGGAGTTGGCCGGGTAGCGGCCGACCTTGACCTGCCAGCCTTTCTGCGCGTGCTCGACCAGCGCATAGGCGAGCCCTGTGCGGCTGCCCGTGAGCCCTGAGAGCGTATCGCCCACATTCACGAACTCCGCGAGGCGCTGGTAGGTCTGCGTCTTGCCGGAGCCGGAGTCGCCCATGATGATCGTGACCAGCCAGCCCCGAATGATCTCGCCATTGAATCGGAACCACCGTGGCGAGCAGTACGTGAGCAGCACAGCCAGCAGGATTTCCTCGCGCTCGTAGACCCGCGTTACGTTGCGCGTGAGTTCCTCGATCACGCCGGCCCAACCGAGCGCCTGGAAGGCTTGCAGGTGCGGGATCGCGGGGCGCAACTCGAAGGCCTCGTAGTCATCCTCCAGCGGGGTGAGCGAGTCGATCAGGAACGTGACCTGCTGGGTCTTCGGGTGGCTCTTGACCCAGCCGGTGGCCAGGTAGTTGCCCGGCTTCGGGTGTTCGGAGGAGAGATGATAGACTCGCTTCTCGACGATCTCCTGCTTCTTGCCGTCGATGACCTGGACGATGTTGCCCGCCGCATCGTGCAGCTGGGTCAGGCGGTTGACGCGCTGGTGGCAGAAGAATTCCTTCACGGTCGTGCGGCGCAGGATGTCCAGCGAGGGCTTCTGCCCGTACTTGCAGGCGTACTCACGCAGCATCGCTTTCAGTTGCACATTCGTGGACATGCAGGAGCCGATGTACTCCTGGGCTGAGCGCGGCAGGCGCGCGGGCTCGACGACCCCCTTGCACTCGAAGCAGCCGCCCTTCTGCATCCGCGGACAGAAGGTGATGCGGAACTCCTCGACCGCGTGGAAGGCCTCGGAGGTCTCACCGCAGACGGTGATCGGCACCTGGACTTTCTGGTCGATGACGTCCGGCCGCTCGACCTCGGTGAAGGAGTCCAGCGGGATGAGCGCTTCGGCCTCCTCCGGCGGTTGGTAGCGATGGACCGGGGTCTCATCGATGAGCTTCTGCAGATCCGCACCGGCGAAGCCGCGCTTGTGCAGAAAGTCCGTCACATCCTTGTCATCCTTGTCGCCGCGCAGGGGCAGGACGACGTGCTTGATGGAGACGATCTCCGCGACGCGGAAGCCCTCCAGGATGGCGCGCGCCGCGGCCTGGCCCTCCTTGTCGCAGTCGAAGAGCAGGACCACCTCCTTGCCGCTGAAGTAGCGAATCCATTCCGGCCGGAAGACCGCGCAGCCGTGCGTGCCGGTCACCGCCATGAAGCCCTCCTGCTGAAGCATCAGGCGGTCCCACTCGCCCTCACAGACG